ATGGCCACCAAACCAAGCGACACCGGCCAACTGAGCCACTACAACTATTACTACCAAACCGAGCTAAACCGACCAGCTGAGCCGTTACCGCCATTGCCTGCAAACCGCGCGATACCGCCCAAGCCCCGCGCTTTCTGCTACGAATTCTGCGAATTCTTCGCAGCAACCGCTACCATTTCAGGTAGCCTCAAATGAACTGGCAAGGCTATCTGAACATCATCCAAATCGGCAGCACCACAAGGCAAAACCCGAGAATAAACTCTGTATTAACCATTACTCACCTTCCTGCTGTTACTTGCTGTTGCACCATTACTGCGCCATATTGCCAGCACTGCTATAGGCAAGATTCTCTTTGCCACCGCCACCGAGCACGGTTACCGAACTGCCACCGGGAGAGCCGCTATCGGCTGCCCCACTATCCTGCTGACGGCGATAGGGGTTGTAAATGCCATCTCTCACATATTGCAGGCATAGGCTGTTACTCATCTGCCGAATAGGAGTAGCTTGTTCTGTATAACAGGTGCATTGCTGATCTTGCTGAACACAGGCCACAGGATAGGGCATAGTCTGAATACTGCGATTGTGGCCGTTGTAGATAGGCGCAGTCCAAGGCTGACCGTCTATGGCTGGCTGCCAGTCAGATTCCTTGAGATTGTTGTCAGGTTGGCTAGCAGAACCAGGAATCACGCCGCTGTTTTGGGCTACTTGGCTGCCGATGCCGTTTACCTGTTCGGCTGCATTTTGTTGTGTGGCCGTTTGGCTGACGGGCTGGCCGTTATTCTGACCATTAGTGGCTTCAGACAATTCTTTCCGGCCAAAACTTTTGAAATTGGAATAAGCGAACCAAAGGCAGAGAATCAGCAGAATGACGAAGATGGGAAAGGCGTAAATCCATTTGCTGCGCCCAACCTTGATTTTTGTGTGTACTTCGGCGCTTTTGTACAGATTCATGGCCTGCTTATCGAGGGTGTAAAGCGTAACCATGGCCGATTCGGTATCTGACCGACTATCAGGATTGCCGCAACGCTGCCATTCAAACATGCGGCGGTTGCCGAGCTGGGTTTTACCGAAATGCTTGTGGTTTTCTACGAAGCTACGGACGTTGATGTCCAATAAGCGGGGATGTTGTGTGATAAAGAATAAATCCCAGCCGCCATGCCGGTGTGTTTCTAGTTCAGTAACCTTTTTGGGTACGGCCGAACCGTTGGGACGGGGGCGAAAGAAGCGTTGGCATTCATCGACCACCAAAATTGCACCATGTGGCAACCAATCATACCAATCATCTACGCTATGGCCTTCCGGGATATCGTGGTAATTGATTTTGTCGTGATCTAAATCGGTAATGCCGTCAACGTAGATTTCGCGATCTTTGAGATCGGGATTTTTGAGAAGCTGGCTAACCATATACAGCGTTTTGCCGCTGCCGGGCTGGCCGGTAATCAGATAGAGCATACGATTAACCTTTCAGTTTTAATCAGGTGTTACGGTCAATCGCCAGCAGGCGGAGAATCGACCATGCGCAAAATAGCGTTTTTCGCCATACGGAATCCGGCGGCCAAGACCAAAACCACCATGAATTGCGCACCGAAATACATGCCGTTGACAAAATCGCCGCCCGGGCTGCATTCCGGAAAGTCCGTTGTAAACGCAGTACCCATGTACTGCCATTGCTGCTGTTGCCGGGAATAAACCGGCATGACCAGTTCTCCCTTGCTGTTGATAACGGGGACAATCTGGCTGAATTGGTGGTTTTCGGCTTCTGCCTTGGTAGCGAAGCACTGACTGCCGACCTGATAACCCATCTTGCCCCCGTTACACCCTTACACTTTATGAATCATGCGTTTGATTACGCCAAAACCGGCAATCGTACCGGCAATAGCGACAATCACACCGCCCAAGGCGATGATGCCGGCAGTCAAACCGCCGAGCATGGTTACCGCATTGTTAAACTGTGTAGAAAAGGCATTAGCCACGTCATCAGCCATAGCCGGAGCGGCAAAGGCAGCGACAGACAAAACCGCCAACACTTTATGATTCAAATAGTTTTTCATCATGTTTTCCTTTAAGTTTATCGGCAACAAATTAGGGGATTTTTCCGGCTGTTGTCATGGCCGAAAATCAATCTTCATCAACAACGTCTACATCCAGCAGATCTGCCTCAAAATCGTCAGAATCAAGCGCACGAGCAGATTCCTCCTCCAATGTTGGCGGCGGTAATTCCTGCGGTATCTCATTCATTGTTGATCCAGTTAATAGGTGGGCGACTTCTGAAAGGTTTAACATCGCTGGCCGCCCGGGCAGCGACAAAACCAATAGACTTACTTAGCTGTTAGCGGCTTGAAGCTCATCACCTGATGCAGTGTTTTATTGCCTTTTTTCACCGGCATAATTTCCACTTCAGCTTCAAACGGCATCTTGCCGCGATATTGCAGCAACTCAACATGCTTATCAGCCAAGCCGTATTCGCATTCAAGGGTATCGAAGCCAAATTCATTGGCCGAGCCTTCAAATACGGGAATTTCTACCATGATTCGGGTGTAATCGTAGGATTGGCCGTTTTCAGTTTGGCCTTTGTTCCATTTGATTTTTTTAACAGATACTTTCATTTCAATTTCCTTTCGGTTGGTGGATAAAAACAGGATTCAATATGCTGTACGGCGTTGCATAACGGTCATATGCCCATTCCTCATAAGTGCGATGACGGTAATCTTCATCTGCTACTTGTCCAAACAGGGCATTCATCTGTTTCTGCTGCTTCAACAGCAAATATTCCTGCAAACTTCTATGCTTGATACGAGCTAAAGGCTTGGGCTCCAGACTGGCTCCCATTTTTTCTATAATTTCCATCTCACTTACCGGCATACGCTGATAGAGGTGGAAGAAGCGTTCACGTTCCTGCAAAAAGCGGCAATCAAATGCTTCCGGCGTTAATCTTTTGGGTAAATCAGCTTGAGGATTGAACAAAACATCTATAATTTCATCATTGCTCAAACCATAATGTTTCAACATGGCAATAGCGGGGCTGCATTGCATGCGAGCATATTTGACAACATGCTCATAACTAATTTCCTGTTGCTTTTTTATGATTTCGCACTTTTCCGGCACATGGTTATAACGAGCAAACAACTCTTCAAACGCGGGATAAGCACCGGTCAGGAATTCGCCAGGGTTAATCAATACTTCTTTATCAATCACAATATCCCGATTACGCAGGTGAAATTCGACCCGCACCTAAGGACTATTAGAATCTCCCTGTTCCTTGCCCTTTTCATAACAAACCAATACACGGGAGCCGTTTTTCATGCTACCGATAACCACAGAACGACCGCGATTCAATCCGGGCTGCTGCCAATCGGCACCGAGCAGCTGACATTGCGGGGTAGTAGTGCGAGCAGTAAAACCACCGTTTTGCCAATCGGCATACACTTCATCCACGGTATATTCACCGTTCAAAAAATCATGTGACAAATCGGCACGGGTAATGCGGGCATACGGGGCTTTATGCTGCATCCAATCGTATAAACGACGCTCCCAGCCATCTAATGCGGTAATCAAACCATGACCGGTAAAATGGGCTAAAACGGTTTCTTTTTGGTTTTTACCGCCGAAGGCAACATAACCGTAATTGACGTTTTCACTGCCCATCTGCCACGAAATCGAATAACCGTTCATGCCGTTTTTTTGATGGGATAGGCCGTAACCCATGATTTCGGCCAAATCGGCGGAAATCGACTGAGCCAATTCCTCTTCCGTGCCCAGTTGGTCAGGACGTAAAAAGACAGATTCAGCAACGGTAAAGTTCAAAGTGTCGATGAAAGCTGCTGTGCCAACACCACGCCGCAATGGCAAGGATTTAGCCTTACCGTTAACCATAACGATATGTTCGTAAATTTCGCTGACGGGTTTTTCAGCTTCAGACCCTTCTTTATCGTCCCCCCGTGTTACTAGCGGGGGTGGCTTGCGCCTGCTCGTTGCCGTGCCCGGCTTCGCCTGCCCCC